GCGCGGCACCCGAGAGAGCGCCCCCTAAGATTCCTTGCGTCCCCCCACCCTGAGAGCCCGATGCCGTCGTCGTGCCGAAGCCAGACCACGGCGACAGCGTGTTCGTGTACTGCTGGTACGGCATCCATTGGCCCTGCTGCCCGAGGTTGTAGAGGTTTGCCCCGAGCTGCGCGCCGGACTGATCGAGCCCGCGCTGAGCGTTGTAGAAGTTTTGATCCATGCCGTACTGCGTCAGCGCGCGGTTCTGGTCGGCGTTGTAGTTCGACCCGTACAGGTTCGCTAGAGCCGAATCCAGCCCCGTTGCCGCCTGCCCTGCCGCCACGCCCTGCGCGACGCCTTGCCGCGTGCCTCCGAGCCCCCCTACTGCCACCGCGCCCGAGCGGATGTTGTTCATGGCCTGATCGAGGAATTGCTGTTGCTGCGCACGGATCGCGTCGGCTTGCCTGCCTTCGTAGGGGTTGCTCGAAGTGCCGTAACCGCCGCCCGTGCTCGTCATGCCAGTGGTCCCACCCGGATGGCTCGCGAGGTATTCGGGCGAGTTCCTGATGTCGTTGGCGATATCGGCAATCGACGTGGCTCCCGACGCGAGATTCTTCGAGTAAAAGTCCAGGCCCGCCGCGTCAGGAGTGCGGCCAAGCAGGTTCTGATATAGCGCCGAGATGTTCGTTGACGGGGTGGCTGTGGCTTGAGCCATGCCAGAACCTGCACCGCCGCCATTCGCCCTTGCCCAGAATGCGTCCTCTTGGGCGATCTGGGGATTGGACGGGCCGTTGAACATAGACGAGCCCGCACCATTGGTGCCGCCGCCACCGAGGCCCGCTCCCGGCGATGCGCTCAGCCAGCCATTCGCCACGCCCTGCGCCACGCTCGGATCCATCGCCGTGTGCGTCAGCGGCTGCACACCTGCGGATTGCATCGAAGGGCTTGCGCCTAAGTACGCATTGAAGTTCTGCGTCGCCTGCGAGCCGATGTTGTTCAGCGTGTTGTAGAACGAGTTCGGGTCGTAGGGGCTGCCAGTTGCGAGGCCCGGAATCGTGTCGTGCCACTGGCCGAAGGTCATGCCTGCCGGAATGGTCGAAGCCATGTCTCTTACCTCCCGAAGCGCGGCATGGCCGCGAATTGCGCGTAGCCGTTGCCGGCGATGGGTTGACTCAGAAGGCCGAGGCCCGTTTGCGACATCTGCTGCCAGCCTTGCGGGTTGGCGATCTGCTGCTGAAAGAGGTTTTGCGCAGATGGCAGCAAGCCGCCCTGCCCGTAGACATAGGGCTTGAGGGCCTCGGGGATGTCGCGCGTGGTGCTCTGCGAGGTTTGTTGCGGCTGCGAGCCGGCGGCTGCACCGAGGATGGTTGCAGCGGGGCCAAGGATGCTTCCGGCGCCACTCAAGAGCCCGCCCGCACCTGCTGCCGCGCCGGCCGTCCCCGCGACCGTTCCCGCCGCCGCCCCGGCTCCTGCAGCGCCGCTAAGCAAGCTCCCACCGCCTGCCGCCGCCTCGCTGCCATACGGCACGGCCAGGCCGCCGTTGGCAGCGAGCCCCGCCGAGCCCGCATCCAGTGCATTGATCGAGTTGCCCTGCACTGCGAGGGATGGATCGATCGCGCCCTCCGCGCCGCCGAAGCCGAGGAAACCGCCATTGACCAAGCTGCCCGCGCCATACAGCGCGGCAAGCAGCGCGACGCCATCGGCGTTGTCGCTGATCGTGCTCTTGAGCAGATCGCCCACCGAGCCGCCGTTTTCCACCGTGCGCTGCCCTGCGTAGTCCCCGCCCGTGCCATACAGGTCGTACGTCGATCCGGGATTCAGGCCGCTGAAATTGCCCGTGAAGCCCAGAAGCTGAGAGGGGTTGCCCGCATCCTCGCCTGCATGAACGACCGCCGTGGGCGCGAAGCCGCTTTCGTTCAGGCCGTAGTTATTGGCCAGGTACTGCTGCATCAGCTGCGCGTACAGCTCGGGAGTGAGTTGAGGTGGCATGTTTTCCTTTCAGCCGACGAAACTCCAGCCGGAGTTGTCTGCCTTGCGTCGATAGATGCCCTCGCCGGAGCCAGGGTTGAAATCGGAGCCGTCCGCATAGATCACCATCCCCGCGAAGTACTTGGCGGGTTCGGCGTGCAGCACCTTCAGGCTCAGGAAGTCGTTGGCAGATTCCGACGCCTTGCGCACGGCCGCGTGCAACTGCTGGCCGTAGTCCTTCAGCTCCTTCGGTGCGCTCTGGGGAATGGTTGGCGGTGCGAATCGCTGCATCACCACTCCCCATCCGGGTTGAACCAGAGATCCATCGTTCGCAGCGCGGGCGTGTCCGATGCCGTCGTGGTCATCTTCCAAGCCGGATAACGCCCAGACGGAGCGAATGCGCTTACGCGCTGCGTCGTGTTGTGCGTGTAGGTCTGCGCGCTGGCGTAGGTGACGGTGCCGTCCTGCGTCGGTGCCGAGCCGTGATAGATGGATGCCGTGAAGTTCGTGGACGCATCAAAGCGCGGCATGGACTGATGCAGCGTCTTGAAGTCCGTCGAATCGAGATCCATGCCCGTCCGCTCGAGCATGGAGGTGTACGTGCTGCCGAAATCCGTCGTGCCCGAATCCACCAGTCCCGTTTTCGGCGAGCTCGTCCCCACCAGCATCCGCGCGCCCGTGGCAATGGAAGTCGGGACGAAGCCCGAGCAGGCGCAGGTCACGTTGGCCAGATCGCGCTCGCCCCAGGTGTCGTCGTTCCAGTTCCAGACAAGCGCCTTTGTGCAGGTCGATTGCCCCGACTCCGGGAAGCACACCCAGACCTCGTTCGTGTACGGGTTGACCTCCACGAACGTGCGTTTTCGGTTCGTGGAATCCACGCGCGAGCGGAATGAGGCGAGCATCCGGCCTTCGACCAGGCTTTGAGATTCGGCGCCGGCGTGAATGCGGATGTCCAGCGAGCCGGAGACGAACACCTGCCCCTTGGGCGTGTTGGCGATGCAGTTCGCCGCCAGCAGGCCATCGTCCTTGCTGTAGACGCTGGCGTGGCGGAAGTCGAACACCGCGTTGCCGCCGATGTAGGAGATCGAAAAACGACAATCGCCCTTGTAAAGCTGGAAGGTGTCGCCCCACTCCATCCCGTCGATGGCTTCCCGCTCGGAGACGCAATCCTGCTGGCCGGAGTCGTTCGTGGCCGAGGCGGTGAAGTACAGCGGCACCGTGCCGGGGTCGGCCGCCGAGGACCACAGGATTGCGTGGCGGTATTTCGTGCCGCTGACGGTGGGAGCGACGAGGACTATGTAGTTCTTGAACGGGCGCGCCGCGTCTGCCTTGTTGCCGGAGTAGGCCGCCATCGGCACCAGCTTGGACGTGGCAGCCTGATCCCAATAGAAAAGTCCGTCTATCGGGTTGTTGTAAATCAGGACGCCATTAGAGTTGCCCAAGGTGATCTTGTCGTCGACTCCCCCGGTGAAGTTCAGCGTGACCGCTGAATTGACCACGTAGGAGATGGCGGCGACTTGCGCGCTTGTCGCCGTGAATGTCCGCGATTGGCTGGACGTATACGTGAACACCGTGGCCGAAGTGACCGTGATCGTGAAGGTGCCGTTCTGTCCGGTTTTCGGGCAACCCGACATCGTTACCGAGTTACCCGTCGACAGTCCGTGGTTCGTGCTGGTCGTGACCGTGCAAGTCGTCGTGCTCTGCGAGTAGGCCGAGACCGTTTTTGACGCTGACGGGTCCAGCCGCGTGATCTCTGTTTCGGTCGTACCGTCGTACGAATACGCTTTCGTGAGGCCCGCATAGACGAGATACCGGCTCGCGCCGCTCGAATACGCCGCCATGCCGTACGGCGTCTGAGAAGGCGTGTTCACCGTAGCAATGCCGCCCATGCGCTCGGCCTTGCCGTTGCGAAAGCGCATGTTCTGGCAGTCGGACCAATAGCCCGGCGCAAGCTCCCACGAGGGCTGGTCCTTGTTCAGGCCCTTGCCCCAGTCCTTGATCGTGACCTTGACGGGCTTTGTCATCGCGCGACGACCGATAGGGACGAACCGGCGTACTTGCGGTCCTGGTTGTTCTGCTCGATGCGTGCCAGCGCCTTTTCGTACAGCGCGAGCCACTTCTGCGCGGCCGGATCATCGTTGCGAAAAAGCGCCGACTGATGCAGCGAGCCGAACAGATACGCATCCGGAAAGCTCGCCAGGATCGCGTTGGAGGCGTTCGAGCCCGACAGCGCCGTGAACCTGGCCGAATACGTCATGACGACCGAGCCGCTTCCCATCGGCGTCGTCTTGATCGAGCCGCCCGTGATCGTGTAGAACTGCCCGTCGCCCGTGTCGTTGGCGCGCAGCTGGTCGTATTGGTCCGGCGTGACGTAGACCAGCGGGTAGTCGGGCGAGCCGTCCCAGTACACCGAGCGCATCGCCACAAACCCCGTGGGCAGCGTGCCCGTGCCCGCCGTGATCGTGACCGTGGCCGACGTCTCGAATTCCAGCAGCTTGGCGCGCACCTGCATGTCCGCTTCGCACAGGGCGATGAAGTCGGGAACGCTCGCCGTGTAGGAGGTATCTCCCGAGCGATGCTCCCAGCTCGCCACGGCGGTCTGGAGTTCGGAATACGTCGTCATCGACATTTACGCCCCGAAGCCGAACGTGAATTCGACCGTGCAGGTGCCCGAATCGGCGATCGCGGCCATGTAGGTGTCCGATTCGTTGATCGAGAACACCTCGGCATAGGAAAAGGGCGTGCCCGGGTTCGGGCAGAGCATGTCCGTCAGCGTCACCGCCGTGGTGCCCGAGCCCACGCCGGAGCGGATGCGCGCGGATGCCGTGCCTGCGGTGTAGACGACACGGACGGCCGTGGCACCCTGCGCAATCGCGGGAATCGCCACGTTGGCCGAGGTGGTCGTGACGGTGCGCTGCACCGTGGAGCCGGGGATGGGGTGAAAGGGTTTCATGGTCAAAGCCTCCCGGGCCAGATGCGGAAGTGGGACAAAGAGGGGTCGTTGCACATGCGCTTGATGTGCTCCTGACCATTGAGGAATTCGCGGAAGGTGATGCCGTTGTCGTTGCAGTAGCGCTCGACCAGCACCATGGGCAGCGACGCGGCCAGCTTCATCTCGGAAGAGCCGTGCAGGCCCTCGTTGTGCAGCGCCTTGGCGCGCTCGGCGATCGGGTCGCAGTCCTGCACGCGCTCGAAGATGGTCTTGCCGTCTTCCTCGTGCATGCGTGTTTGGACCGGCCCGTTAGACAGCACTCGCATAAGAAATCTCCGACGCTTCGCAGCGGTGAGAGAAAAGAAAAGGCCCCGAAGGGCCGGATTCGACTGCGCTGGTTTTTTAAGCCGGCGCGAGAAGAACAGAGATCACGCCGACAGCCGCCGTCATGGTCCCGGTGAAGTCCACGCCCAGCGACGTTCCCGCGGGGATCTCCAGGTCGCTGGCCGTCGTGGACAGCGTGAGCGTCTGGTTCGTGTGGATCGTTCCCTTGAGGTTGGCCGTGCTGGAGTGCACCGCCGTGCCCGAGGACGTGGACGTGCCCGACGCGGCCTTTTTCACCGCGACGGTGACCGCGCCCGCATCAGTGCCCGCCACCGTGGGGCGCACGATGACGCCCTTGACGACATAGGCGCGCTGCGCGACGAACACCGCGCGGTCCACGCTGTTTGCGTCGTAGTGGAAGTTCACCGACACGAAACCGCCGTCGTCGCGGTCAGTGCCTTGCAGACCGGCCGAGCCGTCGGTGTTTTGTTTGAGTGCTACAGACATCTTGTGCTCCTTGTGGAGACAGGGGGCCGAAGCCCCCCGTCAGGTTTAGGCGATGTCGTAGATCGCGCCGTGGGCCTTGGGGTTCTTGTTCTCCAGGGTCCATTCGCCGATCAGCATGGCCTTTTCCGAGTCGCCGGTCGCCGCGATCTCCTTCTTGAAGATCGGGCGCAGCCAGGCAATGGCCA